CCCCCCGGGGGGGGGTGGAGGGGTCCCCCAATTCGTCTAAATCACAATTTTTTTTCTGGTAGTTAACCAAACATGCTTTTTCCCCGGGCTCGTGGTCGCGGTTTTCGCAATGCTGGTCTTGTCAACGGTGCTCGTGCTATGCAAATGTTTGGTATGGCTGCGTGGAATAATCGTAAGAAGCTTTCTGCCGCTTGGAAGAAAGCTCAAGCAGCTGGACATAAAAAGCGACTTCGTCGACCTGCAGCCAAAAAGTCTACGGCGCTCGTTCCGTATCGTCCGAAGGCTCGACGAACTGTTGAATATCAGGGTGGACATCTGCGGGCAGATCCTGGAGCTGGCGCGGAGCTTACAACGGAGCGGTTCACCTTTCGCCTGGGTTCGAAGAAGGGACTTAGTAATAAGTTAGTAAATGCTAATTCAAGTGATGTGTATTATAAGTTCGGTGCGATGTCACCTTTTATGAATACTACAGTGGCTAGTGTCTTTGGGGGGGTTGTAGGTGGTGGAGCGTATTCTCTTACTAACTACGTTAGTTCTGTGACTCCTACAACTGCGTTTAATATGACTTTACCGATCCATGTGTATGATATCACTTGTATTAATAATGTGATTAATGGATCGGTTACCAATGCTACGCCATTGTGGGTTATGAATCTGAATGGTACTGTTGGAGCTGGTCCAACGTATCCAGTTTCAGCTGTAGATTGGTACGCTCAGCAGGGTTATAACATAGCTGGTACGACGTTGTCGACGTCTCTCCAGTTGGAGAAGTCACAGTATTTGACTGTGCAACCTACGGAGCATAATTTGCAAGAGTGGGTAAATGTTAAGATGCTATGTTATGGTGCTACCAACATCGCGACGGAGTGGAAACTTACGGTTTTCCAGCTCAAGGACGATGAGTTCCACCCGTATGAGATTTCGGAATCGTCGGGTGTTGATCTTACTGCGTATCCTGAGGCTCAAGGTGCTACTAACTTCTGGGAAGGCTTTTCTTCAAAGTCCTTTAAGCATCCTATGGCTCAGTTGGATATAGATTATAAGAAGCACATGAAGGTGCTGAAGGAGGTTACCTTTACGCAGCAGCCACGGCTTACTAACGAAAGTGATGCGGTGCTTGGGCACGCTAAACAGGTGAACATGTTCATCCCGATTTATCGAAAAAATAATTATAAGTGGGTTGAGCCTGGTCTCGACCCTAGTCTTGACAATGTCAATGCTGAAGCTGCGCAACTTGAACAGTTGTCGTGCTATTTGAAGCCTAAGTCGCGGATTTATTTCGCAGTTCAGGCAACTAATGTCACTCAGACTAGCACAGTTACTGTTAACACGACGGCTTATTGTCCGTCGTATGACATTCAGCTTCGTTACAAATATACGAATCTAGGTTAATTATGTGCCATCTGTCTTCACTTAGTTTTTTGTGTTCAGGTTCTTCATTGCTGAACACGATTACGTGAGGACTATTAAAGGCTTTGAATCCTGTTTCGTATTTTGTATTTGAAATTAGTCCGTTTTTAATGCTTTCCAGTGCGGAGTAACTGATATGGTTACCGTTGTTACGTGGGAGGTCGAAAATCACTATGGTGCGTTCGTCCATGTCGTTGTTGAAGATCAGATTGCAGATGTCGCTGTATATGCCCGCGACGCAAAATATGGCATCATGATGTACAACGAGGTATTTTGTAAATACTGATTTTCCGATGTTACCTTTAGCTGACCAGTACCAGTGTATTGTACGATCGTCAGGTTTGGTTTTGATGATCTCAATAATGTCCTTTTGCCAAGGGCGGAGTTCCGTAATGGTTTCGATCGGTCTTGTTAGACCGTGCGACCATCGGCCGCCTGTTTTGGTATCGTCCTTTTGGCAGTAAGCGACTGCTTCTTCCCATGTACCTTTCATTGCTTCCCAGTGGATTCCTTTTGGAAGTTTGAATTCAGTGTCTCGACACTTTTTCTTACAGGTGATTACACCTTGTATGTGTTTGGTGCCTTGTGCGCCTGTTTCTTCCTGGAAAGCCCATTTTTTGCCGAAGGCACGAAAAACCGGATCTATCAGATCTAAAAAGTTTTCTGGATAGTTATTCCAAGTAAAGAAGTGCGAAATACGTAGTGGAGCTTGCTTAGATACTTTAATAGGCGGGGTAAGAGTATTACCCCCGCCGGATCTATCCGGATCTAATTTCGTCATGGGGTTGTTGCAAGGGGATGAGATAATAAATTTATCTAACCTTTGGCAGGAGGGGGGGCTTCGTCTTTTTCGACCTGAGGCGAAAAAAAAGAGGGGCACCCACCCCCGAGTGGGGGGGTTTACCCCCCCCCGAGGGGGTGGGGAGTGTCTTTTTTTTTGCCCCGAGGAAAAGATGAAGACCCCCCGGGGGGGGGTGGAGGGGTCCCCCAATTCGTCTAAATCACAATTTTTTTTCTGGTAGTTAACCAAACATGCTTTTTCCCCGGGCTCGTGGTCGCGGTTTTCGCAATGCTGGTCTTGTCAACG